CAAATATTAAAACAAGATGATGACGAGGGTGATGAGCTTAATGGTGATTTGGCTGCACCTTTTATGTCATATGAAAATAACAGAGAACAAAACTGGGAAGACAATACATACTCTGGTGTAAGAATAATTGAGTACTACGACATGGGAGGTACATACGTTGTATTCCCAGAACGTAATATGATTTTAGACTTTATACCTAACGTATTATCTACACCACCTTTTGTTTTTATGAAAAGAACATCTTTTGACCAATTAAAAGGACAATATGACCATGTTATAGGTTTGATGGCTATGATGGCAAAAATAAATATTATGTCAGCTATAGCTATGGAAGACTCTGTATTTACAGAAACAAACATATCTGGAGAAATAGAATCAGGACAATATCGTAAAGGTAGATTTGCTGTTAACTATTTAGCACCAGGTACACAAGTTTCTAAACCAATGAATAACATACCGTACCAATTATTTCAACAAGTAGACAGATTAGAGCGTCAGCTTAGAATGGTCGGTGGTTACCCTGTCACAGACGACTCACAAAGCCCTAATTCATTTGTGACTGGCGCTGGTCTGTCTGAACTTAACAGCACAATGTCACTTATGATTTCTGAATATAGAGATATTATCAAAACAGCTATGGTGCAAATGGATGCTAAGAGATTAGAAATGGACGTAGTATTATCTTATTCTCAAGGTGTATCTAAAAAACCTATGGCTGGTTTCTTAAATGGTTCTGCATTTTCTGAAAACTATGCACCACTAAACGATATAGGTGGCGACTTTAAAACAAGACGTATCTATGGTGTTATGGCAGGATTTGATGAACCACAAAAAATTGTAACTGGATTGCAATTGTTGCAAGCAGGTGTTATAGACGTAGAAACATTACAAGATAATATTGATGGTTTAGAAAATATAGCAAAAGTACAAGAACGAATACGTAAAAACAAAGCTGAACAAGTATTGTTTGACAGTATATTAGCTAGGTCTGCACAAGGTGACCCTGCA